TTTCAGTCTTTATCATTTTGCGGGTATCTTTGCGTGCTCTTAACAGTTCCTCCAAGATAGACGGCATAATAGACTTTTGATTGTTCGGCAATTGCGCCCATCTACACGTCATACGCCCAACCTTTGTTTTTTCGGCACGTGAGGTCGGCGTCTTGCGAATATATTTATACGTATCAAAATCCACGTCAATGTATTGGTATTCTGGCAAATTGTCATATATGAAATTGCCTGCTTTATCGCGTTCGCCCGTAATTGCTGTTAGTTTGCCAGTTAAATCATACGACTTTGTCCACACCTTACTATCGTGCGAATAATTCTGACTGATCATAGCAGACGGATACAGCGATGAATAATCCACACACGCTACGGGGTTGTCCATATACATAGAACATTTTGGTGGAAGTACAATGGCGCCTTCATACCCGTCTGCATCGCCAATTTTCTCCAAATCGGGCATCAGCGTGTTCTTTTCACGGCATTTCTTGGCTACGAAACTAGTGAGTTTAATGCCTTGACCACGAAATACTAGAAAACTAATCGGAACGCTGCAAATACTCGCCATCTCGGTATATCCAGTGATAACATCTATTTTATTCATCAGATGGTGCACTAGGTTGCAATCCTGAATACAGTATTTCGCAACTATCGCGCGATCGGCAGAACTACCATTCGCCAGTCTGAATATATCTTGGGGAGTAACATCGTCCTTTGCCGTGCCCCATTTGAGTGTGCGTGTCGTATTCGTCAAATCTTCGTGTCCCGCAATTACGATTACGTTATATGTATTTGTTTTTTGTTCTCCTTTGACAGTTTCCACCACTTCGCGGTTTTTAACAATCTCGACCACGCGGAACTTTTTCCCATTCTTATAGTAATCGGATGTAATGCCGCCAAACTCAATGTGAATAAAGTCCCCCACGTGAATTCCCATCAAGTTGCCGCTATATAGTTCGGTGACGTTTCCGTGAACTGCGTGTTCCACACACACTGCCTTTTTTATACTATCGCTAATGTACTGTCCAGCAACATCGTCTAGTTTGTATGACGACAGATTGAAATCGCGACGAAAGTAAGCATACATATCAATTTGCAACCGCCCAGTCATCTTGAAGAAGCGAAGGTCGTATTCGCCACTTGCAATCTGCATTTTCGTATTCTCAATCGTTAAATTGCGGTCGCTGTCTTCGTTTGCACAAAGTTCATTTATTTTGCGAGACAGGCACAAGAACTCACGTTCGCATTTGTTCTCCTGAGCACGACGAAACATAAACTCATAATCAAAACCAAATATATTGTATCCAATGATGATGTCTGGATTTTCAGTTTGGATTAAGTCTGCCCATTTCATCAATAACTCGGTCTCGGTCTTGGCGCTCTCAATAATCGCTCCCTCAACTGGGTCACACGTGCCCAGCGCAATGCAGTGGTTCTTGTATGGTTCCGTGTCGCCGTATTTTAAGAATGTTGAACCAATAAACGTCACCTTATCGCCTTCCAATTGCGGAAACAACAGTGTCATCACTTCGTTGGTGAGCTGTATTTTCTCTTCGCGGTCGTGAAGATCCCCCATCAGAATGTTCAATATAGTGGCCTTTTTATCCACCTTTGTCTTTTTTTTATATGTTGAATAATGCACGTGACCTTCACCTTCCCCCCCACCTCCGCCGTCATCGTCATCATCATCGTTGTCGGGGTCAGCCGACCCACGCTGCATATTTTCACGCATTTCTGCAAACATATTGTCAATTTGCAATATGTGCGAGTTATCCTCTCCTTCATTTGCCAGTTTTGCACTATCAATCGGTTTTTCATATAAAATCTCAACGCGTTTGATAATGGCGTCTTTTTGTATAGAAGTTTTAGGATAAACAATATCAATGTCGTCAAATTTGTCATAACCGAATGCAGTCAATACACAACGACGAAACAATTGTTTGCTTTTTGCGTCGTCCAAGAAAGCAGATTGTTTAATAAATACGTCGACCAGATTTGTAGCAAACCGTTTGTACGTTTTGATAGGAACTGGGAAGTCCCCGTGGCTACTACTCGCCTCAATATCAAAACTACATATCTTATAAGGAACACGCGTTTCCTTTTCAGGCAATGGTATAATGTCCGCAACCGATAATATGTATTCAAACGTGCAAGTAGTCGTTTTTGTCGTTGGCTTAATCGTCCTGTTTAGTTTGAACGATATCCAACCAGACGGACTCACATTGTTAATATGAAAGTATCGCAACAGGGGCGGAATGTTGCTTTCATATAATTCAATTTCCATCCGTTTGAATATCATATTGTTGCGTCTGCGCTGGTTCTCGCCTGAACTATTGTCATACGAAAACCACAAGTTCTTATACTTGTTCATAGCCGCGGAGTTTTGGAAGACGAGTTTAATGAAATGATGCGTCTTACCGCCAGAGAATCCGTATAGTTTGTTGTACTCTACTGGTTGAGACGAAATAATGGAATCGGCAAATCGCGCGCCCACCTTCTTTTTTAGTTCGTCCACGAACTGTCGTTTATCAAACTCCGACCAATTGTCCCCCACTTTTACAAAGAAGAACGGTTTGTAATCATTCACATAGATGCAACAGGTTTCCCCGCGTTCGTTTACTCCAAACATCTGAATAACAAATGTCTTGTCGTCGTTGTATCTTTTCTTTGTAGGTTCGCCGTCGGACCCAGACCCAGACCCGTCATCTTGTGCAGAGATATCATCGTATGTGTTAAAATCAAATAATTTAAATGATTTTACGACCGACTTCTTTGACATTGTCCTAGTATAATATCTTTCCGAAATACGTTTAGATTTGTTTCAATAATAATTTATAATTTGATGTAAAATATTATTCAATTTTCCTGTATTCTGCGCATTTATTTGCTGATGGGAGTATGTTTACGCGTGCGACTACGACTGCGCTTGTTTAATAGCTTTACCCTTTGGAAACCTCCAATATGTTGTTCCTTGGCTTGTCCAGTTGCCCAAGTTAACATATCGTTTAGTTCTCTATTGCCGCCATAATAATCCACGCGGCCACCTCCCACTTTGACAATTGTGGGATATCCACTCGCATCTATTTTTTCTCCATCAAGCATTTGTTCAAGCTTTGCAAGTTGTTCTGATTTATCTGGTTGATCCGCTTCTATTTCTACCACAGTAAACTGACCGTTATATTTGTTCTTAATATTCTTCTTCATTTCTTCCCAAGCAGGTTTCAATGCTTGGCAATGATGACACCAGTTTGCATATATAAGCCCAAGTAAAACGGGAGCCGCGGCGACCTCTTCTACGTGTTGCGGTTGCAAAACATTACGCGTTTTATGCATTTTCGATGTGCGACGTTTATTTGTTGTGCGCTTACTTGCCTTTCCTCGTTTACGTTTTTGCGTTATTGGCATTATATACAATACTTATATTATAATACGTCATTATTTTTTCCCAACATATTGTATATGAACGCGCGTACTCTTTTTATAATATTCTTATGCATCGTATTCGCAATAGGGTTTTACCTGACTTTAACCGCCAAGATTGACCCAATTGTTCCTAAAATAGAACCTATGAATAACAACGAACCGAATTGTCCAGATATGTTGATACAAAAAGGCACTGTGCTTGCCTTGTATAATACGAAACAGCCCATCGTGGAAGGACAGAATCCTATACAATTCAGTAGTTTAGATGATTATATCCAATATTTAGAAATACAACGTAAATCAGGAATTAACTGCCCAGTATTGTATTTGCAACAGGAAAACAACGCCCAAGGACAAGACGTTTATCGTATGAGACCCAGTCCGTTTGATTTGCAAGGAGGGTTACCTGCCGTTGCGCAACATCAGGTCACGCAAGTAGTTGATGCAAATCGTTTAAATGTGCCTTATAATACAAATAATTACCCTGGATTTGACCCACAGGGTCAGTACATTGGGATTTATACGAATATAGACCAAACTCACGATAGCACCGAACAAGAGATAGTCAGCGATAATCCGATGGACCAAAATTGGGGCGGAATAAAACACACAAATCAGGCGGTGGATAGTGGCAAATATGCGGATAGGCAGGTGACTAGACCGATGTTGTACACGCCAAAGACCGCATTTTATCCTTCAACAGTTGATAATCAGCGCGGACCAGTGGATGTGATTTAATATAACGGATCATTAAGATTGTACATCTACGACTGTTGCTGGTTGAAGTAGATATTTGCGAATATTATCCAATGACGTTTTGTTAATTTTGCGCGTTTTTCCGTTGGTTTCAATCGTCATGTTCTCAATGCACTGTGAATTTTTTTGTAATTCTTCAATAAGATGAGGGAACGTTTTGAATTCTTTCATGATAGCCATGGCAGTAACTGAACTAATGCCTGGAATCTGACACAAAATAATCTCGCCAATGTTCTCGGGGGTTACATTATCCTTCTTCACCTTTTTTACAACAGTACAATAATTAGAACTTGTTGGTTCCGTAGAACTAACTGGTTCAGTCGTAGCATCAACTGGTTCAATCACCCCGCCAGGTTCATTTGTATTCACCGTCGCGTTTGCATTTGGTCTATTCGAAAATGGATATAATACATTTTGTTGACGGGATGCGTCTTCTCCATTGGTGTTTTTACGTAGGTTTCCCAAATAGGCATTCGATAAATAATATGGAATTTTTCCCTTTGAGAACTCGCGTCCAATCTTTTCCGCCATATGTAATATCCATTCGGCGGATTCATTCACCGTTGCGGCACGGTGTACGCTAAATCCTTTAAAGAATTGCAGAGAAGTCATCGCAGAATATATGATTTTTGATTCAATGCCTGTACGCAATTGCGAGAACATTCCTTCAAGCAAATAAAACACGGAATGGGGCGGAAATCCGCTAGAATTTAAAAGACGATACGATTGTTCTTCGTATCTACCATCCTTTATGGATGATAAAAGGTCAGCAAACGTTTTCCGTTCAATGATTAGTACATCCTTTCCTTCATTCGTTTGGATTAGCACATCACCAATAGGAAGAACCTCTTTTGATAGATCTACACATCCAGCCTGCGTTTGCTTACACATTAATATATCCAACTTGTCATATAAGTCGTGTTCTCGTTCATCAACAATAACCTTCATAGTAAATAATATAATAACTACACTGTCTTTATTATATTGTTAAATTGCAATTATTATGCGCCAGCGCACTTAGCACTTGCGCCAGTTGCCAGGAAGCGTTCCAATAGGACGCGACGAGCACGCATTGGTTCCATCGGGCAGCTTCAACACGGTGGAGTTCTGGGACGTCTGACGCAAAGCCACCGTCACGGCAGTGCTGCGTCCGATGCTCGCAGGAAATCCCGCCTTCTTGTCTCCACCCCTAGTAGATTGATTAGTTATGCTAGCAATGCTGCTAGCTTTCTTAGATCCGCTTAATACCATGATATATACTTACTAAATATTTTATCTTTGGATCACAAATAAATAAATTGAAAGAATATAAAAAATGGGCGCTATATTATTGTACCGAGTGATTCATATTATTTGCAGAATAACATGAATATGGATGATGACATTCGCATCGAAAAGAACGCAAACGGACTAGATACATATATATTTGACCCATACAATCCCCTAAATAAAGTAATTAGCGAAAATGATATCCGAAATATGTTATCCAATTATGGAATCAATGCCCCAATTTTTAATACAAAACTCTATGAACGTGCATTTGTCCATAGATCGTACACAAAGCGACCTGACATTGAAAACGAACAAAATAACATTACGATATTGAAGTGTCCAGACGATTGCTTACCGCTGTATACGAAATCAAATGAGCGTCTAGAATTTGTGGGGGACGGAGTATTAGAATGCATTACTAAATATTATCTATATAAGCGATTCCCCAAGGAAAATGAGGGATTTATGACAGAAAAAAAGATTGCGCTGGTTAAGAATGAATCGATTGGTAAGATTGCATATGATATGGGGCTGCATAAGTGGTTGATATTGTCTAAACACGCAGAAACGAAGCAAACGCGAACCAATCTAAAAAAACTGGGATGTTTATTTGAATCATTCTTGGGAGCATTATTTCTGGATTTTAATAAGATTTCGGTGCACGATGACGATAGATGGTTTAGTGATTTATTTACAACTGGGCCTGGGTTTCAAATGGCGCAGGTATTTATTGAATCTGTTTTTGAAAAACACGTGGATTGGATTGCGTTAATTCGCAATGATGATAACTACAAGAACATCTTGCAAGTTAAAATTCAAAAGGAATATAAGGTGACGCCGTATTACATTGAGGTTACTGAACACGACCCTGAAAAGGGATATCATATGGGCGTCTATTTGTGTCTAGGACAGCCAATTCACAGCGTGCGGTCTGATCAGGCTTTACCAATTACTCATTTTCGCAGTCACGGCGACATTCATCAGCATATGTCTCAATATAACAAAATCTTTGTATTCTTGGGAGAAGGTTTGCATAAAATAAAGAAGAAGGCGGAACAAATTGCGTGCGAAGATGCAATTGCCAAACTAAATGCATTCCAATAAAAATATCACTTGATTTATAAAATTTCAACAAATTGTCATTTAGAACAACCATACGTTCGCGTGGTTAGCAATAGAATATATGGTTAGTAAAACAACGTTGATAAATATGTTTTAATATTTGGACGAAATGTGTGATAATCATAATCATAAAACTGAGTTATATCATAATAGATGTGTTTGAAAATTACCCGCTTTTCATATTTTTTATTTTCAAAATATGTATGATCTGTTCCGCTTATAAATAATATAATAGAATTATTATTATAACTTAACAAGATATCCATAATCCATTTAAATGTGTCTTCGTTGATGTGATAGTGCCTAGTCAGTAATACAAATATATTTTTTTTACTTAAATCTTGATGTAACCTATGAAATCTTCTTTCATACTTTTCAAAAATATCAATTGCATTCCCTTCGTCGTGTGGAAAACTTATGCAATTTGCACTGTTAATCTTTTTGTCAGTTACAAACGCATCGCCAATATATTTCTTTACGACATTTGGAACAGTGTCAAAACTTAAATCGTGTATAGCATTAACATTATGTAAAATATTAGTGTCGTGCACTTGTTCCGTGTGAGTGGTCCAATCGAATGGATAACTCACTTTTCTTAAATTTAATTCATTTAAAATCATAGAAATAGCACAATGGTCTCCAACTGGAATAATGTTATATGGTTCTTCCATTATAATATTAATTTGGGTAATATTATGGTTATTTATCGGCATTGTATAACACGTACACGTCCTAATTTGAATATTATTCAAATGCTTTTCCCGTAAAATGAGATAAAATATAATATGTAATAATAGTCTATACATATTATATTATACATAATGAGCAGTAAGCCTACATATTTAGAACTATTGGAGGCAAGAGTTACACCAAATATACAAAAAGCCGTGCAATTCAGGGTTGGTAACCCGATTGTCTCTGCAAAAGTCTTTGATATAGACAACCCAGAACCAATCATTGTTAAACCTATGCTGCCCGCCGTCGTTGCTATAACTGATAAACAGAATGATTTTACAGGAAACCGTCAAGCGATTTTAAATAGATTACAAAATCTTGGCAAATGTGCAGTTGTGGCGCAAAAACAGGACATTGCTGGTCCGATTACTACTGCACTAACTGCATTGCCTAAAAAGACCGTTAAAAAGGTAATAATATCGGATGAAGTTGTCGTTCTGGAAAAGGCTCCTGAATTAGAACCAGTGCAAGAATTAGAAAAAGAACCAGTTACGGAAGAGGAATTGTTTGTTCCAACAGGTATAGAAGAGGTGCCAGCAGAAGTCCAAGTTGAAAAATTAATCGTTGAAAACAAAAAGCAAGGCAAGAAAGCAAAGACGGGCAAGAAAGATGTAGCGGATGAACTGCCCGTAGACCTTACCACTGCAATTATTCGCACGCAAAAGGTCATTGACAGATTACCCAAAGAACGCGAAAAGAATATTATAGTGGCTCCTCCGTACTATATGAACAACCGCAAGTTGTATGTACAAAAAATGTCTGCATTGTTTGAACCTAGACGAAAAGAAATGCTGTCAAACAAAGAAACAATTTCGTGCGATAGAGGTCAAAATGATGCATTTGACTTGCTGACGCATCAGAAAATCGTGCGAGATTATTTAAATTTATATACCCCATATCGCGGACTATTATTGTATCACGGTTTAGGCTCTGGTAAAACGTGCACATCCATTGCAATCGCGGAAGGAATGAAAACCAACAAACAGATTTTTGTTATGACCCCTGCATCGTTGAAGATGAACTTTTTCAGTGAGATGAAGAAGTGCGGCGATGATTTATATAAGAAGAATCAGCATTGGGAATTTGTACCCATTGAGGGGAATCCCGAATATGTTGGTATATTGTCTCGTGCACTCTCTCTATCCAGCCAAACCGTTCGCGAAAATGGAGGTGCGTGGTTGGTGAATGTAAATAACCCAGCAAATTTTACCGAGAAAACGACCGAGGAACAAACTGCTATTGATACGCAGTTAAATGAAATGATACGGGCAAAATATAAGGATATTAACTACAATGCACCCAATCTTACAAAAATAATGAATCAATTGTCTAATAATATGACCACAAATCCGTTTGATAATTCCGTTGTGATTATTGATGAGGCGCACAATTTCGTGAGTCGTATCGTAAATAAAATTAAGTCGCCAAAATCCATATCGCACATTATGTACGAGTACTTGATGAAGGCGAATAATACCCGCATTGTATTGCTTTCAGGTACCCCAATTATTAACTATCCGAATGAAATAGGCATTTTGTATAACATTCTGCGAGGTTACATTAGAACTTGGACGATGACGGTAAATGTGACTACCAATGAAAAGATTAATACGGAGACAATATTAAATATCTTGGACAAAGCAGATATACGCACACAGGATTATGTCCAATACAGCGGCAATAAGCTCATTATTACTCGCAATCCGTTTGGATTTATTAACGTGAAAAAGCGAGGTGCGCTGAAAGGCACACAACGTGCTGCGAAGAAACCTGTGGCCAATACTACGAGAAAAGCTGGCGGAGCAGGGGATGTATTTGACCGATATGATGGTGTGAAATTAGACGACCATGGCAATATATCAGATAAAGAATTTATTGACCGTGTTATAAGTGCATTAAAGAAAGCGGGTCTTGAAGTATCTGAGGGCACACTTGCCCTAGATTTAAATAAAGCACTGCCAGATGACTCCGCCACCTTCTTGAATGCATTCGTTGATGCGGAACAGGGCGAAACGCGGAACATAAATTTGTTTCAACGACGTATATTGGGATTAACATCTTATTTTAGAAGTGCACAGGAGAACCTGTTGCCCGACTATGTTCCTACTGAAACTGGTGATATTTATCACGTTGTTAGATCGGAAATGACGCCTTATCAATTTGGTGTATATGCGAAAATACGTAAGAT